AAAGGGATTGTGAAATTCCAAGAATAGAATAGTTTAGTTAAGTCTAGTTTAGTTTTTGTGTTGATCGGAAGCCTGCGAGCGAGCATGAGCTTCCGATTTTTATTTTATTGATATACAGCATATTAAAAGCACAATCGAACTATTTTTCCTATCAATTAGTAGTCTATAATAGAGAGCAAAAACGTCACTTTTGACGCTATAAAATGGTCGGATTATGGTCGGAAAATTCCCGGATTAGAATCTGATTATAAGTAAATTACAATAGGATGTTAAAAAAATAATGGTCGAAAACGCCATTTTTACCCTAAAAACACAAATTATGGCTACATTAACATTGGTAATAGTTCCCGCAAAAAGGTTATCAGACGGGACACACAAAATAAGAATTCGAGTCGCACACAACTCTGAAACGAGATTCATCACCACGGATATAGTGGTAAGGGAAAACGAGTTTAAGAACGGTAAAATAGTACACCGTCCAGACAAGGATTTTCTCAATACAAAATTACAACAGCTATACAACCTTTATTTCAAGCGATACATGGAACTGGACTACCCTGATTCGCTCACGTGCACGCAATTAGTCAAAATGATAACTAACCCGTTAAACGGAGAAAAGCATCGTAAGTTCGAGGATATCGTGGATGAATATCTGTCCCAAATAGATGAAGAAGAACGTACCAAGACATACAAGCTCTATCGGCTGGCCACAAACAAGTTTATGCAATTCATCGGGAACGGTTCTCTCATGGAACATATTACCCCTATCAGAATGAACCAGTACATATCATGGCTCAAAAAGACAAAGCTGTCAAGCACCACAATCAACATCTACATAACCCTGCTAAAGGTTATCATTAACTATGCTATAAAGATGAGATACGTCACCTACGATATCGACCCTTTCATCACAGCCAGAATTCCATCAGCCCAAAAGAGGGAAACGCAAATCACCGTCGAAGAACTCAAGACAATCAGGGACGCCAATTTAGAGCATTACAATCTCAACGTCACACGGGACATTTTCATGCTTACTTATTATCTTGCCGGCATGAACCTAGTAGACATACTAGCATACGATTTCCGGACGGATGAAATAAACTACATCCGAAAAAAGACCAAAAACACCAAAGAGGGGGACTCCCTGATTTCCTTTTCCATTCCCGAAGAAGCAAAGCCCATTATAAAAAAGTATATGAAAAAGAATACAGGGAAAATCATATTCGGGAAATACAAGAACTATACCTCCTGCTATAACCTGCTGGCCAGGAAAATCAGTCAATTAGGCAAGGTGGCAGGAATCAGGCATAAATTCACCCTATATTCAGCCCGCAAATCTTTCGTCCAACATGGATATGACCTGGGAATTCCTCTTAGTACACTGGAATACTGTATCGGGCAATCAATGAAAGAAGATAGACCAATCTTCAACTATGTCACAATAATGAGAAAACACGCTGATAAAGCAATCAGGGAAATACTTGACAACTTGAAAAATGAATAATCACATATAAAATAAATCACTAAGAATTTGCATAATAACCAAATGCTTATTATCTTTGTAGTGTCAAATAAGAGTTCTTAATTTTAATGTTTAACTGATGAAAGATGAAGAAAAAAAAGAATTAGAACAAGAGTATGAGAATTTAAAACTTCTCGCTTCATTTCACGAGGTCTATGGGGTTCCTGAAAATGCCAAAGAACGGGAAGCGCTTATAAATGACATACTCGATCGGATGAACGAAATCCAAGAGAAATTAAAAAAGTTGTAATTAACATCCCTCCCTTCGGGGAGGGACAAACATTAAAAGCTATGATAGATTGGAATGATTGCCTGCCAACAAAAGAAATGCAGGCTGACTTTGAAAGATTCAAAGAACTAAAAACCACAGAAGAAAAAGAAGCTTTCAAAAAGGAAATGCAGGATAAATATAATAAACTACCGAAAGCCCAAAAGGAAGCCTACAAAAAAGCATCTGAAGCTGGGCTAAAAGCAACGGTAAATGCCTGCAATGATTATATAGAAAGAGCGGAAGAAGCCATATTACGTGATAAACTTGGAGAATTGCCCGAAGCAATCTCATTCAGTTATATTGCAAAGAAATATTTTGGTAAAAGTAGAAACTGGCTATATCAGCGTATTAACGGAAATATAGTCAACGGGAAAAAGGCTCGCTTTACTGACAATGAACTCAAAACGTTCCTGAACGCTTTGAACGATGTTAGCGAAATGATTCATCAGACATCATTAAAAATCAGTTAAGCTCTTATTTGACACCATCCCTGCATTTGAGCCGATGCAGGGATTTTTATTGCTTTATCAGAAAATAGTAGTATCTTTGCAACATCAAGATAATACGGACATAATTCGGATTATTTTGGTTTGACTTTGGTGAGGGGGTGGTTCCCCTCACTTTTTTTATATCCACGATCGAACTTTTCACTTATATATTAGTACTATCTTATGTAACCCTTCTTGAGAGTTTGTTGATTCGTGTGTTGTTGATAGGAAGGAATTACAAAAGAAGGGGTAGATGCACCCCTTCTTTTTTACCATAATATAAAAACTATCCCTTCCAATAAAGTGACAGCTTATTATTATAAACTGTATAAAATTACTCTCCTCTATAGTTAAAAAGTTGACTTAACATTTTTTTCTTTGTATCATCCAAAGGCTTCATTATTAAATCTTTATATTTTTCATCTACCCATAAATTAACTCCGTCATCACCTATGTTACTTACAATCTTATCCCGACATTGATCACAAGCATCCAACATAGAATGATATAATGTCCCATCTATAGCCTCCAGAAAATTAACAAAGCGTTCATTCAATTTTCTAAAATCGGTTTGTATACTCTTTTCAACAGCTGATTTATCACATCCTTTTTCTTTTAATTTAGATAAATCTTTTTCTAAATCAGCAAATGAATCATATAGAAATTTTAAATTATAATCCAATATCAAAGATTTTAATAAAGCAATCTTTCTATCAGCATCTTTATCTTTAGAACTCTTTCTACTATTTGAATTATAAATATAAACTGCAAAACAAGCATTAAAAATAGCTATGACCACCATAGCTATTTTGTAAGCATAATCAAGAATATCATAAAAATTCATCGTAGATTCCATCAACATTTTTTCATTAGTTAATGAATTCGTTATGACTTGTAAAGTATCTATCATTTCCTTATTTATCTAATCCTGTTTTACGTTGTAAAATTCTGTCAATTGCTTCATTCAATGGTTCATGCAAATCATAGATGTTACCTTCCAAGTCTAGTTTCTCGTATAATTTTTCTTTACCATACACCTTAACAACATTAAAAAATAGTTCTTCCAAGAACGAAGGAGTTATTGAAAAAATATCATTAGGAATAACAAATTTCACTTTTTCACATTCATTAAAAAGTTCATCAATATGACTTTTCTCACGAACATCTAACCCTCTATCTCTCCCTGTAAAAACTTTAGACTTCACATTACCCAATTGAGTCCTATAGTTTTCTAAATTAATTATATTTGTTTTCATTTCTTATATCATCTTCATTTAACAATATTCGAATAAAAATGGCTGTACCTGGAAAATACTGATTCACGCTCCTTACATATCTAGTATCAGGCTTATCCAATAAAGAACCAGAAGAATTAAATGATATTATTCCACGAGGCACTCCATTATCATCTTTCAAATCAGACAATCTATAAGTCCCGTCAAATTCTATGATAGAATTTCCAGAAAGAATATACATACGAGACACATCATCTACATCTTTATTTCCCTTCAACTTAAAAAAACTTTCAATAAACTGAATGGTACCATTACCACGTTCCTGATTGGGTACACTAGTTACCCCTTGTTGTAAGGAATACAATGTCCATAAAGTTTCTTCAGTGAACTCTGCAGTCCTAAACCAACGTTTCTTAGTAAAAGCATCCGAAAGTTCTTGCATCCTTGAAAGACATTCAGTGTTTAGTTTTACCTCATCGATTGGGTATTTAAACTTTTCATAAATCGACTGACCAAAATTCATAATAACAAGATTAAAAACGCCATAATGTTTGCTATCATCATTACATTCCTCGAAGTATCCAATCATATAACGATAATTAAGACTAGAATGTTCTTCAGCATTTATTAAAGTTTCGCCTACAACATATCCCATTTCTCGTAAAGCCTTAGAATTAAGAGTCTTATTAACTCTTTCCAAACATTTATTCACATATTCAATCACGTTGGTTGTATCAATCTCTTTTTGAACCAATCTTGTCTGAGATGAAACATTCATACCATCGAAACAGTGCAACCTAAAAGGCACAATTTCTTTATAAGACACTTTTCTATTAATAAGAACAGTGGGAGATCCAACAGAATTAACCATTCTACATATTTTCTCATCATTATAGTTCTTTCCACCAACAGCTCCCCAATTTATATATTTATACAAATTTGCCTTCTTACAAAGTTGATGATATCTATCTATATCAAGCAAAATTGCATCTAGAAATACTTGTGTTAGAAGATCCGTTTTAATACAATGTTTATAATCAATCCATAGTGTATTACATGTTTGATAAACAAACGCAGCTATCATTTTTTGTAAAAACGAATAACTTTCGTCAGGGTTAGTTATAATAGAGAACTCTCTTGGGACCTCAAGTATATACTGATGCTGTACCTTTCCCCTCTTTATCTTTTTCGAGTAAAATAAGCACTTTTCATTCGTCATCATATAACTTAAATTACGAGGTAAAAAAAGGTTTATCGCATCTTGATAACACTTTACATCCTTTGCAAGAGCTCGATAGGGGGCATTTCTCTCAAATTCTTCTATCTCCCTCTTTTTTTTACGCTTCTTATATTTTTTCCTTGTGACTCGGCGCCGATATCTTTTAAGAGCAAGTCTTTGGATTATTAACCTCCTCTTGCCAATTAATATACTTCGTTGCATTACATATCGTTAAAATACTATCAAATCATTTTTCTAATAAAAAACCATTTAAACAAAAAATTTGGGTACAAATATACAAGAAAATTAATTTGCTTTCATTAATTAATAACAATTATTACCATTCCCATAAATTATAATTTAATCCAATCCCAATATATCCACCTGTTGGATAACCATATCCAATCTGTAAACCTAATCCCCAACGTTTCTTTTTCTGTAAAGGAGTAAGAGTAATAAATCCCTTGTCTCTGTATATTTCCATGGAATCAAGACTGGGCTTATATCCACTGACTACCGCCCGGTAATCATCGGTCTTATACTCTTTACTTGTAATCGGTACAAGTACCGGAATAGAATCTCCTTCTACGGTTCTGTCGGTGGTAATATCTATCAGGATCGGTAAATATACCGTATCGATACGTTTCAGAGTTTCTTTTACCGGTTGGAGTATTGTGTCCCTTAATGTGTCCCGAATATGTACAGTATCTCCCTTAATGTACACCGTTGACGGATCGTGCGGATTACAACGCATCCACACGATCATACCCAACAATAGACAGACTAATATCCACGGAAGCGACTTCATATGCCTAGATATTTACAAATGCCTTTCACATGAAGAGAAACAATAGTCCGTTTCCCCTCCTCTGACAGCAGGAAATCCACATCTTCCCTGTTATCCTGAAACAAATTTTCTGTCAGAACAGCCGGACACTTCGTATGCTTCAAGATATAAAAACTACTCTCCTTATCAGGATCGCCATCTGCCATATCTTTCCGTATCTTCATTCCAGACAAGCATTCTTCAGCAGCCCCATACAGATAATCAGCCAGCTTATCGGCTTTTGTCTGCCCCACACTGGTCCATGCTTCCCAACCACGTGCTTGCATCCAATTTGAACCATTACCGGCTGCATTGCAATGGATAGAAATAAGAATTGCTTCAGAAGTCTTATATTCATTCACTCGCCTACAACGTTCTGACAAAGGAACATCTATTTCCTCTTTCACGACCAGTTCCGCATCAATACCTAATTTACGCAATTCAAATACTACACGCCCAGCAATTTCACGGGTATAAGAGTATTCCCTTAACCTGCCATCCGGAGAACACTTACCCGGAGTATTGCTACCGTGACCGTTATCAATCAATATTTTCATATCTTTCCTCTTTATCTAGTTCGTTTTCGATTCTATCAATAATTCCTTGTACATGTGTAGGCGTAGCCCGCTTAAATTCAAAACGTATTACATGGTAAATTATACGAAACCCTTTGTTTCTAGGATAAGCAATAATCAGATTCTTAAATGCGTTCTGAAGATATACATAAGAAAATACATACGTAATAGTCTTAATAACTAACAATGAGTTCTCACCATCTCCTATCAAGCTCATAAAGGAGAAGACTACTTCAATGATTATAAGATAGAGGAGAAGTTCGACCAAGGCATTTTTAAACTTATCCCACTTAAAGTTTTTACAACGTATAATTGAAACACCATCAGCCCTCATTCCGCACCAAATATTAAATCCAAACATTACAACTAATGCTATAAGAAAACCTTTAGTCGGCGTTAAATAAGCAAGAAGAGAACTGAACATCGAAACGAAAATAATTCGTATCTGGTCTACATTAAATAACTCATATAACCATCTCATAATATTAATCATAAAGTTACTACCAATATTGAAAACACAGTAATCAGCCCAGGAAGCAAAACAGTAGCTAATGCGTCAAGCCAATCAAAGATGAACCCGCACTTTTTCTGAATGTACTCAACCACTATTGCGGCAATGGCGGTTGTCGTTAAAGAAACAATAGCAGATTTACAGAAATCAATGCCTAATAGAAGGAAACAGAAAACAAGCATTACAACAAAGACGAACATCCCGGCTTTGACGTGTGCCGGTCGGTTAGATTGCAAAAGCCAATCATACAATACTTTTATACCCATACTCATAGCGTTTAATTATTAATAAAATATTCTGTATGGAACAAATGTATTGAGTATAATAACGAGTTTTACAAAAATGGAAAATCTTGGAAATCAATTCTATGATAAATATCTATAAAACAAGACATTATAATTTTCACTTTTTCCATAAATAAAAAAGGGATGCTTGATAAGCACCCCTAAACAAGCAACAGATTGAACTATTAATCCGTAAACATATACACGGAAAGATCAACCTTTTCTATTTCGTCTGAAATTGTATCTCCATACATTGTTAGACACACCCGATAACGGTCAATACTTCTTTGAATCTGTTGCAAGGTAGGTTTCTCGGGATATTCCGAACTGGCAAAAGTTACCAGTTCTTCACCATTCTCACTGGTACCAACCACCCGGAAGTGATGACGTACAATCCAAGTTCCGTCCGGCTGTTGCTCGATAGGCTTAGCAATCCCACGCGGTAAGATATTTTTTTGATCCATGTTTTTTGATATGTTTAATTAGTTGTTTTCTATGGTTATATTTATTCTTCAATACAAACTTTTCAAAATGTCCTTCGATATAAACATATTCCCACCATTCAGGAAGCAACATCGCTGCAATTTTACGGCGGATATTGTACGTTGCAAAGTGTTTCATCAGGCCATAATAAGAGTTCATCGTACTCACAAACTTCTCAACATACGCTTCTGCAAATCCATTTTCAGCTATTCTATTAAATTTCCTGACAGCGTTATATGTGTTACCAACCACCCTGTTAGATACATAAATTCTACCAGGCAAAATGAACGCCCCTACAAACAAGACTCCTTTTTTATAATGCTGAAGATACAGTTTGCGTGGATGCAACCGTAAAAGGAGTTGTTCTTTCAGGAAACCATCAAGAAGATGGACTTTGGACAATATTTCTTCCGGTGATTTCACTACGATACAAAAGTCATCAACAAAGCGTACATAATATATGAATCCCAGTATTTCCATCACGAAATAATCATATACAGACGCCAGAAAGTTGGCTATGAGTTGCGACGGCAGGTTCCCGATAGCCACTCCCCTGTCAGGGTCATTATGAAACAGACTTTTATTACTGGGAAGTTTGTCCCACATGGAGACGGGAGAGCGTCTGATACACTTATTTTGTGGACAATGAAAGATAGTAACGGCTAGAAGGTAAAGCAGACATTCAATATCATCGCCTTTATAATTGTCCCTTACGAATATGTTCAGCATTTCCCATACCAACGATTTCGAGATAGACATGAAGAAACTGAACAGGTCATCTTTGAAAATGTACGCATCGGCAGTATAATTCTCACTGACCTCGACTATCATGTTATTCAGATAGTGCACGGCAGACAGACATCCCTCACCTTTCCGGCAGTTCTTCGAGACGTTCCCTTGTTCCCGAAAACGTTCCTCTAAAATCGGCTCGATACGAAGAGCGATCCAGTGATGGACAACACGATCAATGAAAGCGGCGGCAAAAACCTCCCGATATACCGGGTAAGTCCGTATGAATACTTTTGAAAAGTCCGGTACATATTCACCGTAAATAATAGAATACCATAGCCGCACCAATGCAGACTGATAATCATTATAAAACTCAACACAATCCGTACTCGTTCTTTTCTGTCTGGCACAATCTTCGGATGCTTCGAAAATACTGCTAAGAAGTATGTCATAGATTATATTACCTGTTGCGGCGAGGGGACGAACCCGGTTCGCGTTCTGGCGGTTGTTCGTGTTGACGTTGCCGTTGTTGAAGTTCACGTTCCAACTGCTGGAAGCCGTTGCATCCGCTATCTTAGTCTTTCCCGGCTCATCACCGGGGGGATGCCCAATAAATAATTCTAATTGCTCACTCATAATCCCCTTGGCGATTATGACTCCGGCTTTGCGACTTGTTGCGATCCGTTAGCTTTTTGCCGTTGGAGATCTGCAACCGTTTTTTTGTACCAACCGGTACTTTGCTTACCGATGCTCTCTGCAAGCAGACAGATTTCGGCAGTTTGAGTCAGGCTGGTCAAATGTCGTTCTTCACACACTCTTAGCAGTAATTTCAATGCATCAAACTCACACAAAAACTTCATCAGATAATCTGCACGATGCTCAAGGTTCATATCTGTATTTGCATAACGGATATATTCGCAACAATGAACGGCAAGCATCATCAACTCCGTACCAAATTCATACCGGAACGCCTTGGGGAATTGTTGCCGGGCATCAATGATAAGGTTCAGAAGCTTATACATCGAATTTGATATAGGAAGGTCTTGTGTAAGTGCCATGTTAATTTTTTAATATTTTAATGTATGTATTAGAGGGGGCAAAGTTAATAACTGTAAAGCAATTAACACAATTTTAGCTCAAAAAAGTGAAGCTAAAAAGCCCCTGCCGAGGCTTTTATTTAGCTAACCCTTTAAGGGATAAAGAATTAAAGGGATAAAGTGTTTATTGCGGCGAGGGGACGAACCCGGTACGCGGCCTGGCGGTAGTACGTGCTGACGATGCCGTAGTTGAAGTGCACGTTCCAACTGCTGGAAGCGTCATATTCGGTACTAGACCAATACCAGTCATTTGTAAATATATTTTGATTGCCAAACATAGAAGTTATGAGCTCATTGATTTCGGTTTTATACTTGGCCATAAGCATAAGTTCACCCAATGCGGGCAGGTTCCACACGGTTGTATCTTCAATTCCGTCAGATTCAAGCGTACAGGCTTTATAGGCTCTGGCAACTTCGGCGGCAGGGGCGCCGACAGTTCCCTGGGTGTCCTTGACGCCTGCAAGGGTTTCTATTATAACATCGGTATTTTCCTTGCCGTCGAAGGTATCATAGAGTCCTTGGTTACCACTGCCGTAGTTTTTCAGGCCGCGTAGGTCAGTTCCGTAGCCACCCCATTTGAACGTTTTATTGCCGCCTGCGTCAACGCAGTCGCTTTTGGCGATAATGAACTGGTGGCATTCGGCGCGAAGTCGGATGCCGATACGGATATACTTGGAGCGATTATTCGCGCTCATGGAGTTCCATTCGGAAGCCGTGAAAAAGACTTGTTCACCGTCTTCAATCCGGAGCGTAGCCAAAGAAAGGTCAAGAAGCGTACCTGACCATTGCATATATTTGGCGATGTCGCTTGCGGGGGTGTTTTCATTCACGGTTGTAAAACCTATTGATTTTAAGGCTTCTATCTGGTCTTGTTTATTCAAGCGCAGAAGCATGGCGTTGGCGATATTTTTATCCATTTTATTGTATAATATTAAGTTAATACTATTCGGAAGCAACAGCTCTCACATGAAGAAGGGCTGAATTTTTGTTTTGATTCGTAATACGCCCGGTATTCAGTTCGAACGCCCAGGCGGAGTTAGTATCCCAAATTGTTGATGACCAGTAGTATTTATCAGTCATCAGCATACTGTCACTACTCCAAAAGGTACGCATCATCTCATTGATTTTATCGCGGTAGCGGTACATCAGAAGCATTTGGCCAGATGAAGGAAGGAACCAGTTGGATTCATCCTCGATACCGTCACTTTCCAAAGTGTAGGCACGGTATGCACGGGCGGCTTCGGCAGCTGGCGCACCGATCACACCACTATTATTTTGGTCTTTCAGAGTTGCGATAATGAGGTCAGTATCTTCCTCCCCCGTGAAGCAGCCATACATGGCGCCCAGTCCTTTTTGATTCAGGCCATCTATGGCTTTGCCCTGACCGCCCCAGTAGAAGGTGGTAGTCATGTCGGCATTATAGCACTCCTGGGCGGAAATTACGAAGGAGTGTCCATGTGCCCGGATACGAAGACCGCGTTTGATAAACAACTGTTTGTTGGTAACCGTGAGGGAATCCCATTCCTCACGGGTGAAATACCATTTGGAGTTATCCGAGATGCGGTTACAGGCAAGATTCAAATCAAGCAGGCCGGCAGCCCACTTGATACGTTGTCCAAATTCAGATGCGCGGGAATTCTCGGTGATATCCGAGAATCCAACGGCGTTCAGTGCTGCTACTTGTGCCTGTTTGTTCAAGCGAAGCAGCGTGGCGCTTTGTTCATTAGTCATAGTTACTTGTTTATTAAATCATTAATATCCATATTGTCTTCAGCAAACCGTTCGAGATATTCTTCGTAGGTTTCGCCGTTATAATATTCAAGGACTTCATTGATGTTGTCCAGCGTTACGTTATCGTAGTACGGTTCCCCGCCATAAGACTCATTATTGAACCAGTTGATCAGGTCGATGTAGGCATCTATGACGGTAAGGATGACAAGGCCGTCGATACCGGATTCAAGGGATTCGATTTCATCCGTTTCACGGATAACTGTCAGTTCATACGTGCCGTTGACTACCGGTTTATCCTGTCTGTTGCCGTCCTCATCCATTCCGGCAACTCCATATTCGAGAATGGCAAGAAGCTCGGAGCCGTCAGCCTTCAGGGTCATGTTCGAGATACGGAGCATGGAAAGTTTACGGGATGCCGTTTGTGAAGCGAGGACGTCACGGAGCATCTGAATGGCGTCAAGTTTAGGCGACGTTTCAAGACGCAGGCGTTGGACGTTCGGCATGGATTCTATTTGCAGGCCGGACGGGGCGGAAAGACCTGTATAGGTCAGTTCAGGAAGACCGACAAAACGGAGGCTTGTCATTGTTGGTGGAAGAGAGATGTCATTAATCGGAGAAGTCTCTGCAAGAGTGATGTTCTCCAGTTTGCTACCGGACGCATTGATATGGGCGATACGTGGGCATTTGTCGGTAACGAGCGTAGCGATTTGTGTGTTCCGGATATCGAGTGATACGAGGAAGGGCATTTCGCCGCAGTTCAGCGAGGTAAGCGGTGCGTAAGAACCGATGGATTGTTCTGTATGGGTGTCAGAGCCCAAGATAAGGGTTTCCACAAGTTGCATGGCGGAGAAGCTCACCGTACTTGACAGGGAGATTTCAGACAGGTCGAGCAACTTCATGCGGTCAGCCTGATAGATATACAGCAAGGCACCTTCCTCATGTGAGAAGTTGGTGAATACATATTCTTCGCCCGCTTCAAGGAAGCAGCTTTCGGAAAGGTTGCCGCTAGCGTCATTGCCGACACCGAAGTAACCGTTTTTAGCAGCGACAATCCGGATGGTGGCGTTTGATTTGGAAGATACGCGCCCGGAAATTACACCGCTGAAGAAATCACCGGTTTGGAAATAGCCGTCACGAATACGCCAACGTCTTTCGATGAAAGACGGAAGGGCGGTAAGTCCAAGACCTTGCAGGGCATAGAAGTAAATAGCATCAGAGGTGGCGGTATAGGAGATGTATTTCCGTTCACCGTCGTAAGAACTAACCAGTTTCTGCCATTTTTTGAGCCGTTTGTCAATGAAGAAATGCGTAGCTCCTTCGGGTGAGAACGGGTGCAGGGTGACGCCGTCAATGGTCGCCTGAACGTTACGCATGGCGGCGGCAACGGTACGCAGGGAGAGTTCCGTACCGGATGAGTCAGTCCACACTACTTGCTGGAGATAGATGTTATTAAACAGAACGGAGCCGTAGCCAGCATAAGGGTTAGTGAATGTTTCATCGCTCGTCCGGTTGGGGTCCACCTCGGCGTCAACCGTGCAACCACCGTCGTTGTCCTTGCTATTGAGCGTATCGCAGTCATAGATTTTATTCAGGTACATGCGCATGGCATCCTCGGAGCTGTACACACCGTCTGTTACGGAAGCATACTCTTCCAAGAACCACATCGGCTGCATATTCTTGGCGCGTTGGTCAGTGGCGGCAAGGTAGTCGGTGAAGATGTCATAACTCAAGACACTTTCTGGGCAGGCGTATTTATACAGGTTTTCCTTCCATGTTCTTTGCCAGTTCCCGCCTTTGGAGTAATCGCAGGAATCACAGAAGCGCAACCATCGGTAGAGGTTATAGGGCACTTTCTTACCCAAAGCGTAATCAATGGCGAGCTGGTCATCATCGACAAGCGATTCAAAGTAGTAAGTCCATGCCGGGAAGGTATCAGCAGAGATAGTTCCGTTATCCACGAGTTTTTGAACCCATGAGGACTTGTCCGTTTTCATGGCCATCATATCCTGAACAGAACCGACGCCCTGAAACCAGTCCATACCTTGGTAATTAAGAAGTTCGAAGCCTTCAACGGGATTAAGGACATCACCGGTGACATTCCATTTGCCGTTTTCATACTTCATGGAACCGGACTGCTTTTTCCATGAGCCGTCCTGATACCTCATTATTCGGTACGAACTACCGCAATATAGGGAAAGCAGGTACACGCTGTCCGTATCGAGTCCGTCAGTCTGTTTGAAGCGTATCTCAATTGCGTCTAAAGTTTCGTCAGGAGTACCGAAGAACTCTATGAAGTCACCATAATTCAGGCAACCTTTATTATAGCCGGGGGTATCTTTGAAACCGAGGGCGAACTGTTCCCCTTTGTCTTCTTTCCAGTTGCCTTTGGCATGGAAATAGACGTTTTGCAGGCTGTCATCCTTACACCGATAGGTGGCTACCGGGTGATTGGCGGTGGAGTGGTTCATCTGCAAGCCTTCGATATGCAAGTCACCGCTGTCAAATGTTCCGTCAAATGCACGTTGGACAGGTGTCATATAGTTACCACCCAAGGCACGGTATGTAACGTTCATCATTTCACAGGCGCCGCAGTCGTTCGCATTGCCGGAATCGGAGTAATCGACTTTTACGGTAATGACATCGACCGGGATTGTATTATCACCGACCTGTACTTTGTTGATGGCAGCCAAGGCTATTGCACGGCGTCCTTCCTCCGTCGTATCGTCCGGATTAAGTAGTATGATTCGAGTGTCCTTGTTTTTGCCTTTACTCTTGGCGAGGTAGTAGCGTTTATTCTTTACCGGGCGTTTGGCAGAGGTGGTTCCCTGGTTGCGGGTTTGGACACTCACGGCCTTGAAATTACGCCACGGGCGTTCGGGGTCAAAGTAATAGAGCGTGATGTATATCTTCGTACTGGTGGAAGTGGTGCCGTCCAGTGCTTCTATATCGGAGCCTTCATAGGGGCATTCGACAATGTAAGGCATACCGCGTGAATAGATTTCGGCAGCTGACGGGCGGCTTTGGGTACTACCCTCGGCTGTCTGGCTTTTAAGGACGTCCTCAAAGGCGTATTCCTTCACCATTACCTCTGTATCGGTTAGACGGACAAGGTAGTTCTTGAACGCCTGTGCCCATTCCATATAGGAGTTCCAGGCCATCATGTAATAAAGATACAAATCACCCAGTTTGCCGTCCATCGTTATATACTTGGTTTGAATCAGGGAGCCGCCGCCCGGAACATAACCAAGACAGGCGACTTCCTCACCGTTGAGGAAGAGTTTCATCATGGAATATCGTGTGCCGTCACGTTCGACGTAGTTGCTTGCAGGTTCAACAACCACGGCTACGGTTATCTTTTCACCCTGTCGATAGGCGCGTTCTTCACGACGGGAAATGCCATTGTTACAGAAGATGCCGACCACCCGGCCGGTGACATAGAAGCCGGCACCGGACGTTTCGTCATAGCAGCTAAGGAGCAGGGCATCATCATCGGTCACGTTCTTGGAAGCGAAAGCGAACTGGATGGCGGCCCCGTTGGGTTCGATGGACGAGCCGGCAAACGGGGCATGGTTTAATGACACGCCCACATTCTCGGCTACGCGAAGGCAGTTCTCACCCAAGAATGTGCCAAAACCGTTGGTAGTCCAGTTGGCACCGTCCACTTTCATTTCATAATTACCGCTGACAATGCTATGGTCAGTTTCCTGATTGGTACGGGATGAGAAGTCAAAGTTATAGATGGCGCCTTCTTTTATGGCGGCGTCAATGGCGGAACCGCTAACTGTCACCCGGACAGGTTCGCTAGTCACGTCCTTGCATACGGCAGTATAGTTGACCGTATCGGTGCCGTCAGCCTTGTAGCCCTGCAGTTGTTGTTTGACCTGATAGGTTTTGTTACGACTGGCAGCAATTTGTGTTACCTGCACGTTATTGGCTTTCACGCTGACGGGTGAAGTCATTTCCAACGGGTCATAACAGGCAACATCAAGTTCTACGGTTTCGTACAGTCGGACTACTCCACCGTTTTTATCATCGTATCTCAAGGCGACAAGAGGTGTGGAACTATTCGGGTCAATTACCATGACAGCCGTGTAGATGACATTTCCTTTCACTCCGGATGCGACATCCGTTCCTTGGATGCGCAAGGGATAGGTACCGTGTTCTAGGCCGAGGGAAGCAGGGCGGATTACAACGGAGTGCGAGTAGTTGTCATTTACAACGGTGGTAGACAGGGATTGCCATTCACCATTAATCTTGATGTCAACCTGGGCACTGATACCTTTATCAGAGGTGTTGTTTCCGAACTTATAGAGTGGAAGGCTGAAACTTTCAGTTGTCGGAGTAAGCAGAGTTTCAGGGGTATAGTTGAGCACCTGCACACAGGTACAGGTAATATCAACAGCTGTTACATTGACATTCTTGGAACCAGTGTTGCCGCTTTCGTCAGTAGCTATCAGCTTGAATTTCCGAGTACCAGCAGCCGTAAAGTATGTGGTGAAGTCCAGTTCAAAGGAGAAGTCCTTCATGTCACCGGAAGATGCTTTGTTGACGGTTTCAGTCCAGACGGTAAGCCCGCTTTCACGGTCTACGAGTTCCAGTTTCTCAATCAGGTTGTCAGAGGATTCGACACCGTTCGAGGTCACGGAACGAATGGCGGCAAAGGTTCGTAGCGTGGAGCCGTAAGAGCCATAGACAGGTGTCGACTGGAAAGCAATGGCAACAATGGTACCACCAGTTTGACCGCCGCCACCCGTGCCGATAGCGAACTGCACTTCATCGCCAAGGGTTTCACCGGCAGCGTTCTTCATCTGAAGTTTTACAATGCCTTCTGTTTCCACGTTTACGTCGAGGTTGGCCGGAACATAGGCATAGGCGCCACCAGTTGAAAAGGCGTCCTTTCCCCCTTCCGCCGGTTCATCGGAAGTTTCAAAAACGGAACCGCCACCACCATTCCCGAAGGGTTTCCAAAGAGAAGGGGTCGCAAAATCGGACACAGCACCCTGGAACTGCCGGGTTTCCATTTCATACTCGCCTGTTTTGTAAGTAATGATGAGACCCGTTCGCTCATATTTGACGCCAGATTCCTGTTGATAGGAGACAATGGCGGCAATAGCGGTTTCAAGGGTATAGTAGCCGTCTTTCAATGGGCGGATCTCATCAACAATGACGATGGGGTGTGTTACATCGTCAGCGGGCGTGCCGCTCTTCATATCCTCAAGGGCTTGCTTATCCTCGGCGGACAAAAGGCCGGCTTGTTCAAGGGTAGCAGAAGGCAGACGGAAGCTGTCATCCGTTTCTTTACCGGTTGTTTTGGACACTTTCTTAAAATACACATTGAGATAGGAATCGTCAGACAGGACGGAGAAAGAACCCGGTTTGATTATATCGGAAGGGATATTTTTCATTGTATCTTCCAAAGACTTTCCACGGTTGCCGGGGAAAGCTTCTTCTTCATCTTCCCCAAGAGACAACGGTTCAGGCAGACATTCAGAAGGAACTTTACTTTCTTCGTTCAAAGGAGCGATACCGTTCGCTTTTCCTATCCTTTCCTCAAAGTCATTTATTACAGAGGTCCATTTGCCCCATGTAACACTCTCATTGGAAACAATACCTATTCGTGAGATTGTACAAACTGTACCCAAATATACACCTTCGGCATTGTCTGACATGGTAGCCAGTTGTATACACGAAGTGAATGATTGACAAACCTTATTAAGCTCCAACCGTTCAATTTGTATATTTACAGGAATCTTAGACGAATCAACAGACAAAATACACCGATAATTCCCAATAGAAGAATCCCCGGAATACATTGTTTTTAATTTATCTTTAAAGCTACCAATAGTAGTAAAAGAGCCAATACTTTTAAATGGGTCAGTCAAAGGATTGGATTTATCAGACACTCCTGTTATACGTTTCAATAACTCGGCGTCTCCATCCGATAAATCTTTTGCAATCTTATTGACATTCTCCACTAATGCATCAAAATCACCATTCACCATTTTAGCAATGGTACTTGAAAGTAAATCAATAGATATTTTCCGACCGCCACTAACTTCAACGTACATATCTTTGGATAGCTCTGTTGTATCAGTCAGTTGCTCTATTGTAAGACTGTTTGTCTTCAACGCTTGTAACACAAGGCTAATAATCTGTTGTTTTTCTGTTTCTGTCATAATTCTCTTTTTTAATCATTTTCATATACCCATACAAGCTCAATGGTCATACCAAGATTATCTATGTCGCAATCATAGACATTATCAAGATAAAGTTGGAACTCCTTCAGAGCACCAATATCTCCACCGTTAATACCTTTCAAGACACATACACCATCCCTACTGATTACACTCCCTTCAATGAGGTTAGTATACGAATCTCCTTTATATAGTACAGCACGCAAATTTATCGAACCGTTGTCCAAATCGTTCTTTAGTCTATCCAGTCCATTAACTGTAAGTTTACCGTAACCTCTTCTACCAATATACTTGTTATCTATGTCAGTCGTCTTGATTGCAATCAAATCCCAATATGAATTTTCATCAACACCTGGGTGATGAATACTGTTGACAGTAACCATAGTATCACTATTAATAGAAACTCCAGTATTAGGAATAGCCTTAGTCATATTGATATATGCTCCGACCTCTGCAACCCCACTTTCTGAACCATACTTGATACTACGCATTCCTTCATCATCTGCTATCCTATAAGCACCGCTTTGTACACACCTCATAGCAAGCTGGTTATTCCATTCCAAAACTGGATTCATCGTTCTTACCTTCTGTAACATTTGATTGAACACAAAACTCTTCAATCCCTCTATTTGCTGGTTAAGTTCCGGAACATTACTTTCCTTTCTGGTATATCGAACACCATCAAAGTAGACGTAATTACAGCATAAGACACGATTCAATAATTCAGCAAACCACACAGGGCATCCCATCCCATTTCCAAGCGTGAATAATACTGTTGTATATTCGTGGCTGAATAGCTCAACAATATCCTCATCAGAGGTCACGAACTGCTCATTATCCACACCGAACGTCCATCCGTTATCTTTGAAACCACCAGGAACGCGAAAATCAAAAAAGTATTGCATCCCATCTATCCACCAGACAGCATCAAGACGCTGCTTATTATCTTTCATTGAATACTGAATAAGGCTGGTTTCTGATAACTCACATTCATCGTCCGTAACTTTAAAAATCTCACTCGTATTCCCATTAACTGTTACAGTATAGTATCCACATGGAAGCAATGAAATGTTATAGAAATAAAGAATCTTATCATCATTCATCTTCCATGAGCTTAATGATACAGGTGTAGATATATTACTTAAAAGATTATTAATGTAAACTATAGGCTCCTGCTCTTTGGCTGTCAAAATCAATTCAACAAAAATCCTGTCTGTACGTGCGAATAATTGCACATATTTACTCTTCGCTCCAAATTTATCGGTAGACGGAGAAAAAAACAGTGGGGTAAACGGGCTTATAATCATATTTCTAGGCTTTTGTTATTGAACGGACAAATAAATCATACTTCACTCCCTCGTTTCTCTCAACTGTACTACTCACCTCTTTGATGTAGCCCTCGTAAACTAGATCATCTTTTAAGATTTTAATCGTTTCATCATCTGTTGGTGGAATATCTTCATTATAAGTTGTGAATGAAACATCTCCACAAGTTATAATACCACTTTCAACGTTAAAATCATCTTTCATTCCTATACCATTGACAACAACATCACTATTACCGTCAGAAGAAGAATAAGATAGTTTTTTAGTGAACATACCAATATAGACGGCATTTGCTTGCAATATGCCTCCTTGCCAATACATGGTATTAAACATCGTTTCAGGATCAAGTACACCACTTATTTCCCAACCGCTCCTTATAAGCCTATACTCTTTATATGTTTGTACTCCGCCATTATCATGTAATGTAGTACTGGCACAAACAAAAAACACATCATTGTCACTTTCACTATCCGTTGTATCTTGGCCTCTCTTTTGCGATAAGAATTCAATTCCATAAACATCAGCACGGTAAGGGCTAATCAACTCTAATACATTATCAGTTATATCAATGCCAGTAGTATATTCAGTAGTAAATCGGAATTCGTCACGACCATTCATACTTTCATAGTCCTGTTTATCATATCCTACCCTAACCAAAGAATATATTCTTGATGAATCAACCTTATACTCAAAACTAGAAAAGCTGCTATTTAAATCCTTTACATTGTTATCACTAAACAATTTGTCCCGGTGTTTAAAAAAAACAGTGACCCCATTGATCACAGGCACAAAGCCAAAAACTGTTTCCATCCAGTTTTTAAACTTTGTATAAGAAGTATATAGCTTAGCTTGGGGGATTCCACGAATACTTTCAGCAGCTAATATCACGCAATTATCTAACCTTTCATCAACACCTGAAGCTATTTCACCATAGATACCTTCATTTCCACCATTCATGCTTTTAAGCAATCGGTTTAACACATCAATAGGTCTTATTGCATCCACATAGATAGGGTTAGCTCGAGAAGTAAAGCGTGTCTCAAATTTGAAATTACGAAAATAAATATTGCCAGTAGAAGCATTAACTCTGTTAAATGTTACCTTCAAATCCAAATACAAAGCCTGTCCTTTAGTCAGATGAATCTTGATAGATTCTTCCAGATTACCAGGAATAGCGTCCCCCTTATTATATTCCCATCTCCTCAAATCCACTGTACTCCCATCTCCATAACGCCCGCCTAGAACAATTTCAGCTTTAGTTGTATACGCATCACTATAACTGATATAGTATTCAAAACTAAAATTCAATACTATATCAATGTCGGACAAGGCTTTAACAAATACATTTGGATCATCTTTCGATTCCTGTGGTGCATCATAGAACTCAAGAGGTGAATCCCGTGACGGAAGTTCACCACCAGAAATATATAAGGGAAGCGAATATGTTATAGCTTCTACATATTTTCCTTTGTCAATTACAATGTATTGCAAAGAAGCATCATTTTCTACAGTATTACCACCTAATGTATGCGGTTGACTATAATTCATACTTACAGAATCATAATAAAGCTGATATACATCTTTTATCTCATCTACCGAATATTCGTACTGCGTTCCTTTGTTAGCCTTTATGATATTAGCGACACTATCATCTATCGAATTAATAGAAACAGTATTTCCATCATAGGTCAATGAACCGAAATCCAGTCGGCAACTGAAGAATTCTTCATAAGTATGAGAATTAGTTATAGTATAAACAGTGATACTAGCATTAGAAGCCAGGTATTTGCTCAAATACTCCTCCAATATGAGATCATAGGCTTCTCCAACAAATTGAAACTTTGAAGTAAAAGTTCTAGTTATCCCTTCGAGTCCAGAGCGTTTACGGGAAAACTTTATTTCATCCCAATTCTGAATACAAGATTTGGGAATATCATAGGAAATACTATCAACGGTAAGTACATATTTACAAAGCATTTTAACTCCTTTTGAACGTTCACGAGCAAATATATAGAAAAAGCCAACCAGTTTCCCGATTGGCTAAATTCTTGAAAATCACGCTTTGCTAAAATATGATATAACTATTTGTTTTTCAAAACAATATCTATACCAAGATATAAAAAGGACTTTTCAATGTTCTCCATAAATGATTAGCAAGTTCCACTAGTGTTACACCTCTTTTTTTAAAGCTTCGAATATTGTTTCTCTAAGCATAATTGCATTATTGGGGAAATATAGAATTGATATACATAATTTACTTCCTTTCTATCTTGTTAAGAACGAACTTTCCTGATTCAATTGTAACCTCTGTTACATTCTTTATAATATTGAGTAAAAATTCATCTGACAAAACTTCTATTCGTTTTACCCTGTTTAAGAAGAAAGGAACACTTTCATCACTATGTGCTCCCCAACTATTAGCAGAATCAAATAATAGGTCTTTTACTTTATATACATCTTTTTCAGTATCTACAATTATAGGTTGTTCGAGCCATTCCTGTATATCCATAATATCAAATCTATCATCTTTGAAATCAATACTTGCTATTTGATTTTCAAACATAACATGGGGAACAAGCTCGTCAGATTTTTCTATTCCAAGTTTACTTGGTATTGCATAAACAGGAAGAGGTAAATTTTCAAAACCAGCTATTCTTATAAGTAATGGTTTATATATCTTTCTTTTATTGGATGTTTTCGGCCAAAACAACAATGCTCTTAATAAAGAATATATACATGATAGTAAATATCTTTTATTGGATATAAATACAGAATAATAGAGGTCTATTAACGCCATTATTTTGTCCCGAAGTTCTTCTACTTGTTCTTCTTTGTCTTTTAAAATTTCATCTTTTTCAATTTCACTTTGTGGATTAGGGAAATTTTCTTTCCTCCATTCAATCCATTTAGAACATTTATCTTTAATATTAGGTTCTTTATAAACCCAAGCCTGTTTTACATTAAGATTTACAGGTGTAATTTCGATTGCATTTTGCTTGCTACTATCAGCTATTTGTTTATCCTCCAATCTAAATGTAATCCCTGATACTTCATCCCATTTAATAACCATAAATACCATACCATTGTTTTTAAAAGATATAGGCTGTGAAACAAATTTATGAATGAGTTTTTTGTTTTCATAAATTTGGATTGTAAAATGTTTGGGAGGAGCTATTGAAATCTTTATAATACTATCCTCATACGGAATATTTGTGAAATCTCCACCGGTTTGATTCTCCCAATCATTAATTCCAATTGCTTGAATAATAGTTCCTTCTTTCATGTGCATTAAATTCTAAAATTAAACAAATAAAATATCAATATTAAATATACAAAATCAATACACAAAGCTACCAAAAAGAATGGTATTTCTATCCTTTTTTTGAGACAATATGATGTCACTTTTGACATACTTATTTAACTCACTAATAAGAAATCTCTTGGAGTATAAACTTCCGAGCAGAAGAAATACGACTTCTTACAGTTCCAACAGGAATGTTTAGGATTTCACTTATCTCATCATATGAATACCCACTAGCATAATATATCACACTATCAATACAACGGGATTTTTTAGCACACCGTTGTATTGTGGAAACCAAATCATCAAACAGTATTGAATGAGCTGTACAGTTAGAAATGGCACTTCCGTCTACCATATCAAGCCCTGTAAAATGTATAAGGGAATTTCTATTGTATCTTATTATATAAGTATTCCTCATTATAATAAGGCACCACGGTTGAAGTGGTTTAGAACAATCAAATTTATCACGATTCACAAGTAGCTTATAAACTGTATCACCGGCTAAGTCTTCAGCATCTTGCATGGAACAGCAGAATTTTCTTGCCACCTTTAATATCCAAGGATATATTTCTGATAATTCCTTTTCAAAGTCCATTGTCAGCCCTCCTTATTAGGTGTATCTTCGGTTCGCCATTAATGCACCTTTCCACGTATTCCCGGTGCATGATACTTTGCTCGTGCATTTCCTTAGCAGAACGCTCGATTGAACTAATAAGAGTGCCTATATCGGGGGGCAATAAGGCAATCATTTTTTTTACCTCGGACACTTCTGCTGTTATCCGATTACACTTCGTCTCTAATGTACGTAATTCTGACAATAAAACATTGTATAAATGCCTATTTATACAATGGATGCTGTTTTTTCTATTCATAAAAAAGTCGTTTGTGATTCTAAAGGAGATGTACAAACGACTGTATGAAATAATTCGCTTTAATTAAAAATTAATCGAATTACAGCATATATGTAAATACCAATATTATCATGTGCTTCTTTTTCTGAACGATATTTCAACATCGGCTTGATGAACAATATTTGCGTAGACAGCAGCATTAATTACACGGGAATCTATACTCATTTTAAAGAATGTCATTAGAAAAGCAATCTCGGCATCGAAAGAAGAACGAATTTGTTCAGGAGTAACCTTATTTCCTTTATGTTCCTCACTGCGTCTTTCCTCATTCCGTTTTTGCTCAAAAATTGCAGAATGAAGCAAATAGTCAATCTTCGATGTTACCTGTTCATCACTCATATTCCGAGAATCTACATTTAGTTGTTCCAATACCTGACGAACATCATCATAAAAGCCAAGAGAAACAAGAGTCTGACATATACGAAGGCTCAATAGTTTGGCACGTTCTTTCAGCATATCCTCCTTGTCCATTACCATAGCCTTCATATTTGGAGGATTAACAATACTTCTGTATTCAATGAGCAATTTAGATGCTATCTCTTTAAGCGTGCTCTCTGACACAAATTCGCGATCCGAAAGCAAACAAGCATAGTTTCCACATGAAAGCTCAATGAAATCATTCAATGTTATCTGATTTAATCTTTCAATCATGACTATTTCAGTTTAGATAACTTATACAGTTCAAATTCACGGTTAGAAGCATCTTGGCGTTGCATTTTTAGACTCTTCATTAAAAGGAGATTTGTTCTATCAACCCTTTTTTCTAACCGGGAATAATCATTGAAAACAATGGTGTTACCGGAAGAGGATGCTAAATATGTCGGTGAAAATGTAGGAAAGTCCCAATCCGGCATATCAAAATTAGAGATATCTACCTTATCAACATCAGGAAAGACTTGCGCACCTTTAGGAATATCAACTAAAGTTGGAGTATCAGGAGTAATCCATGCTTTTCCGGAATACATGATAACTTCATGTTTACCGGCATCACCAACCAAAGCAGCACCGCCGGGGTGCCTATCATTACCTTTAGTACCTTCTGCATAAGAAGGAATAGGAGTGGCAAGAATTGTTGCTACTTGCATAGCCCCCATCGCCCCGATAACAGCAGCCATTACAGCACCGGCAATCGGACCTAACTGGAAAGCTTCCATAATACCACGAGCTGTTGCAATTCCAGTTTCTGCAACTTGTACTCCCTTATGCCAAACAGCTTGTTTATGGGCAATCTCTTGCTTTTGTTTTTCCAACTCCTTATTCTTGGCTTCTGTCTGATCCTTTGCTGCCCGTTTACGCGCTTCCGCTTCCTCTTCGGATATAGCTCCAGACTCTGCCAGATTCTCAATTCGTTCAATATCCTCATCATACTTTTCCTCATTAGCTTCCCGCTCTTCTTCTATTTTCTGAATCTGACCATCATAAATAGAAGAGACTAAGTTTCCAATAGCTCCCACAGCTTGAGATGCAGTTTGAAGCCATTTTTTCAAGTTCTTCTGACGTTCTTTCTGTGCTTTCTCATCCGCTTTAGTAACTTTATTGATAGCATCTATTTCTGTTTCTGCTTCTTTTTGGGCAAGGTCCGCTTTCAATTTTGCAAGTTTCTCCTCAAGTTTCTCCCTTTTGTCCGTACTCAAGTTGGCAGTAGCAAGTTCGGATTCCAAAGCGTCAATGGCAGCTTCCGAGGTTTTACGTACATAATCTAATTTTAACTGATACTCAAGTTCTGCATACTCCTGCTGGGTTATTTCCTTAGAAGCTAACTGTTTTTTAAGAGCAAGCGTATCCATAACATAGGCAGCATCCCGGATTTCCTGCTCATGCGCTGCATTCTCTGCTATTAATTGCACCTGATCGGATGCATGTCTTTCGTAAAGTTCTTGTTTCTTTTTTGCATATTTGTCATCAATGAGAAAAATATCTTCACCTGTTTTCTCCGCTGCATCAATTTCTGCTTCACGTTGCAATTCCAACTGGTGCAATTTCAAATCAAGTTCTTCCTGGGACCCCTTTTTTACAACAGCAAGAGCGTTCTCAACATCTTTCTTTTCACGGTCAGAATTATACTTAATAGAGAATTCATCTAATTTATCCTGCATTTCTTTCGCCAAATTCTGACGAGTAGCGATTTCTTCTTTACTATAACCCTTAACAGCAGCAATCTTCTTTGAGTACGCTAAACCAATTTTAGCAAGTTCCTTTTCTAAGCCTTCATCCATGAGGGCGAGTTCAGACTCTTGATAGGTTTCCTTAATCTTTTGTTTTTCCTTAGCAGCTTTCTCCAGTTCACGTTTTTCTTTATCTGTGAGAGGTTTGTTGAATGTACTTCCCGTATTTTCCTCTTGATAATCATTGGTAATACCTTTGATTTGCTCCATTTTTTCTTTCAATCCAGCAACATATGCAGTTTGCTCTTCAACAAGCTTGAAAGACTCATCTATGTCTTTTTTCATCTGATTAGTAGTTTTTTGAAGCCCTAGGCCTTGTTTCAATAAACTACGATTATTATACTCACTCCACTGCTTTTGGTTTCGTTTAGTATAAAGTTGCAATCTAGCTTCTTCTTGCGATAAAGTTCTTTCTAATATTTTAAGTTGTTCTCCTCTAGCTTTCTCAAAAGCTTCTGCACCATCAACTCCCTCTTTTCTATATTTCAAAGCGACCCTATCAATACTTTCCTCCTTAGATTTAACCCATTCCTTATCCAGTTTAGCAGCTTCTTGACCGTTACGGGCTGCATTAGCTAATCTTTCCTCGCCAAGTTCTTCTGCCGTGGCTATTACGGCACGCATAGAACGGACAAGGTCGGTAAATTCGTTTATTATCCCAGATAAAACGCCTGTGTTTTTACCTAAAGAGATCATCAGGGCTTCCCAAGCAGATTTTAAACCATCAATTGCACCTTTGGCATTATCTTCCATAGTATGAGCCATATCACCCAATTCACCTTCAACACCTGTTATTTGTTCGCGTAATGGAACAATCTTATCGGCAGCGGTAAGAAATGCATTGAAAGCAGCAACACTCCGTTTATCAGTCATTTCAAGAGTACTATTCAAATCTACTCCCTGCTCTTTCAATTTTTGTAATCCAGCCACCAATTCAGGCAGCGTTTTAACCGGACCACCTAACGACTTAGCAAGTACCCCGTTTGTATCAGCTAAATTTAGAAGAATATTACGTGTAGCAGTAGCAGACATTGAAGCGTCAAAGCCGGCGTCTGATAATTTACCTAGTAAAGCCAAAGTATCTTCAATAGAGAAATTAAAAGCCTTAGCTACCGGTCCAACGATTGGAAGTGCAGTAGCAAGATATGAAAACGATAACGCACTCTTTGTTGTAGCAACAGCCATTGCAGATACATAACGTTCTGTCTCACGAGTATCTGCATTGAACATTCTCAATGCAGCTCCAGTTAGCGAAGCAGCTTCCCCTAACTCTGCACCGGTAGCTTGAGCAAAACGTAAAACCGATTCTGTTGCATCTAATATTTCTTTCCGTGTAAACCCCAACTTGGCTAATTCTATCTGCAATTCGGTAGCTTCAGAAGCTGTATATTTAGTTGTAGCTCCCAACCTTTTAGCATCAAGAGTTAATTCTTTTATTTGGTCTGATGTGGTACCGAGTATTGCGGCAAGCCGGCTATTAGCAAACTCGAACTCGACAACACTACCAACCCCTTCCCGAAGTTTAGTAAAAAGAGCTACAACGCCACTTACAACAGCCTGTGCACCAATATATCCAGCTGCCCACCCTTTTAAACCAGCACCAACTTTACTTAACCCAGGAGCAAATTCAGAATTAAGTATCTTTCCTGCATTCCGAGCAATAATACCCATATTCTGCATGGACTTATTACCGTTCTGTATCTCAACCCATGCAGCCTTTACTTCTTCCCGGTATGCACCAATAGTCATTTTCTGTTGACTATATCGATCGGAATTTCGCTTTATGTAATCAGTGTTGATTCCAATAGTAGAATTAAGACGGGCAAGTGTACGAATATAGTTTTCATCCGTATCTTTCAAAACATCAACAGCCTTTTGCAGCTGCTTATTCATTTCCTTTGCTTGTGAACGGCTATGTACTTCCTGATTAGTCAAGGTAATAGCAGTTCTGACAAGTTTTAAACGTTCTTCTTCAGATAAAACAGCTTTCTTACGAGTAGTATTACCGGCATTCTGCGCTTTTGTCAAATTAGCTTCCGCTTTAGCAGCCTTTTCCAAGGACACAGCATTATCCGAGTTTGCCTTGGTTAGTTTCTTCAGTTCAGCAGCAGATAATTTCTCTACATTTAGCTTTTCCTCTATCTTCTTACTGACAGTTTGAGTTATTTCAGACTGTTTTCTAAGAGCTTCGGTTAATTCAGCAGATGCAGAACCAGCCGTTTTTGCTTGGGTATTATAAAGATTACTCAACTTTTCAAGGTCGGCAACTCCTTCTACATTTAGTTTCAAACCTTTTGCTAATTCTTTGGCTGCATTAACATAATCAGCCCTCACACGCTCAATAATATTATCAAGCTCAACTAACTTCTGCAAGTCGTTCTCATCAACGAAATCTTTCAATTTTAAATCCATAATTACAGATAATGTCTATATTCAATAATCTTTCCTTTTATCTCAACTCCAAGTTTATCAAAAGCATAGGTACCATCTTCTTTCTGATAAACGACATACATGCAACCATCCAAGACAGCTGCTTTCTTTGCAAGATCACTGATACGTTCCAGTTCACTCTGCATCTTTTTTATTTCGCAACTACAAGCCATTTTTTACCGATATCCACATTCTGAAAAGAAACGTTCCATCCAGGGACGGAGATACATAATATTAAAGTACTCTTTAGCTGTATCACCAATGCCTAAAATCTGCTCATCGTATTTCTTCTCAATAGAACTACCGTCCGTAAATCCTTTCGTTGAGAATCGAAGCCCGGAATCAATTCTATCGGCAGTTATGCTATCATAGAAAGTACCAGTAATAAAGAGGTTAGGTACCTCAACCGGACGCGGTGGCAAATAAAGCATCTCACTTCTAAGAGGTGGAGTTATCCTCTCCTTCCATCGTTTATATTGTTCCGCACGGTTCTGCCAGGGACCGGACTCGTTAAAATAGGTGTCAGTATCATAATCAGGATTCAATAGATGTTCAGTACCGTCCAGACCGGAATATAATTGCTCCTGAATGCAATCAACGAGCACATTCTTATGTTCTTCCATACACCTAATACATTCCTCTTCAAACCCGGATGCAATGGAATGAATAACTCTATGTAATTCATCAAAATCTGCCATACAGTAAAAATATAACGGGCCGGGCTGTAATCACACCCCAGCCCGTCGGTTACTTAGTTATCGCATCGTACACTTCCGAGAGCTTCTTCTTGCGGTCAGCTTCCTTCAGTTCCTGCCACACGACTTTAATGTGCGCATTAATAAACTCTTCCTTCGTCATGCCCTTCACAGCAACCTCGACGAACGTAACATTATCTACCTTCATGACACCTGCTCGATACCTCTGATTCCTTTTTCATACAATACAGAAGGAGCTTTCAACGAAGGAACCGCCCCGGCTTTAGGAACAATGGTAATGATACCATCCGAATATGTAGCAGAAGTTACGTTATTCATAACTTCAGCAGCACCATCAGCAATAAGACTGCCAAATTCTTCTGTACGGTCATAACCACCAACAACTTCAACTATTTTGTAAGTATTTTCGGCCTCCAACTTTTGAAACACAACATCAACCAAGCCTTTAACGAAATTCTTGGGATTGAAGTCTAACTGCACGTAGTCAAAGTGCAATTGGCTGTCTTCCACATCTTCATGTGAAAAACTAACAGTCATCGCAGACTTAGCACTACTGGTCGGGTACTGTGTCACGGTCGGGTAAACAGTAGACATCGGAATACCGGCAAGGATATCAGTGTCATCATTATAACCGATCAACATATTATCCTGATTCCAAAAGTAAACGTCCCATCCTTTATTGGCACATTTCAGAAGCTGGGCATTCAAAACCTCATCAAATTTCTTCAAAGTGAAGGTGTCTGTTTGAGCGCTAAGCCCGTTGTATTCACTTGCACCGTACCCTACAGGATTAACTTGAGGCTCTCCACCATTCTTGGCATACTCCAGGAATGGCAAAATAGGGTAAATACGCCCGGGACGGTCTGCATGGCACAATTCGAGCAACTTCTCACCTGTTATATCAGCAGGGAGTTTGACACCATGTTCTGTCAAGATAGCACCTTTGACCTTTTTCCAGTCAATGCTACAAGCAGAACTACCAGTGTTCATCCGGGAACCCTTACACGTTCTAATCTTTCTCATTTTCTTCTACAATTAAGATTATTAATTTTTATTTCCATCGAGCGTATATTTATGGCATCAATCGGCTCGCTCACAGCCTCACCGGAATCTGTATAGGCTCCGTATCTGCCATATGAATAGTTTTCTGAATAACTATGTTTCACTTTTTCGTCATAGTCGCAGTCGAACCGAGAATCTTCATATAATACTTCCAATAAACGTTTATAGATTGGCCGAAGGATATTTTTAAAAGATGTGGTTCTGCGCATCTCATTGCTCCACTCTTTACAAGAAGAACATGCTATAATTAACGAAACCTTTGCTTTTGAAAAATAATCCGCATCACCTCTATCCTCACTAATTGGAGTGAATAGTGCAACCAATGGAAACTTCCTTTCAGACTGGGCAGAAGACTTACTGTATTCATCTAAAATATCTTTGATATATTGACTGCTACCGAAGATGTAATTCAACCTTGGGGACTTCATAACTTTAGTTCCCCCTTTCCCATTTGGATAGAGAATTTCAAGCCCTTCTGGAAGTTCCTTTACAATCTCCTCAAACAGTTCTGTTATATCTAAATCTATCATAAATTGAAAGCATTAATTGGGGTCAAAAGATTCTTGGTTATTTTCACATCGAAAGGACAATCATTCGACATAGCCCATTCAACAAACTGTTTATTCTTCTCTACCATGCTATTCCATGTGCTTACTTGTCTCTTCAAAGGAGCTATATATTCATTAGCACATTTCAAACGGACAAGCCCGGTTATTGTAGCCTGGGTGTTTGCGTCACGAAGAATATGATAAAAGACATAGTCAGCGAACGGTTCACACAGCTTCTCGCATAATACTGCATATCCGGACTGGGGGGCTTCCTTCTCTTCTGAAATATCAACTTCATCTGAAGAATCTTCCTTTTCCCGTTCAATAAGCTCCAAATAATCTGTGATAGCTTGGGAAAGAGTCACACCAACAACATTTCGGAGAAATTCGGGCTGAAATGCCTTAATATACCCATTTATCACCTCATTCACAGCAAGAGATTGGGGCGAAGGCATTTCAGCGACCGAAACATTCTCAATATGCCTGGGACCTGACATAAAATATGAAACATCAATCAACATAGCGATAGTTATTTAGAAGTCTTGCCTTTCCCGGTTTTCTTTTCATCTTCCACGGAAACGGCTTTATCATCTGTAACAGTTACCTCCTTGGCATCTTCCTCTTGCAAATCTTTTGAATCGGCAACCGGAAGATTCTTTTCATCAGAAGGCACCTGTACTTCAAGTTCTGCAATGCGAGCTTTCATTGTTTCACGCTCTTCTGTCAGTTCAACAATTGTCTTATCTTTCTCTGCAATGGATGCAGTAAGCCTGCCAATCTCTTCATTTTTCTCTGCAAGCATACATTCCAATGTCTTTCGGGCATCTTCTTCTGTAACAAGACCACATTCGGAAATAGGGATGAGTTGAATCATCCCTCTATTAATCCGAATGCGTTGCTCTTTAAGCACATTGGTTACATCCTTATCGTTACCTCTAAGTATGTAATCCATAATCCTACGCTTTAGTTATTGCAGTTTTCAATGCGGACAAATCCCCATAAGCGAAAGCCCACGGCATATAAATCGGGAAGATAACTTCTTCTTGTGCCATCAATACAACCTCGTTGCAAAGCTTGGTCTCCACATCTTCAGCCCATTCAAGTGTCAAAGTGGTATAATCAACCAAATTTGCAGCTTGGTTAAAGTCACCTAAAAGATACTTACCTGGAAGAATACCACCATACTCGATAATCGGACGACCGGCAATATACTTCACCCCATCAACCATTTTAACGATACCAAGATTACGTCCTGTCGTATCTTTCTCTGATTCCATACCATTAACAGTCATTGGATTAAGAATGATAGCATTCGGAAAATACTGGGCATATGTCATTGCGGCGAAAGCTGTTTTCACTACATCTTCAGAGTTGGGTTCCTCAATGTTCTTAAAGCCGGCTTCATGAACACTGAATGTCATTTTATCCGTAGCAGTTTCAGCACCGGAGAACGCGACACCAGGAATAAGGATACGCCCATCTTCCATTTTCACAAGAGCGTGTGTTTTGTTCAGTTCTGTAAGAACAGCGGCACCAGCGAACGTGATACTCATTCCATCAAGAATCAAATCCTGTGGTTCTGCAAACTCTACAATTACATCCTTATCACCGTTATATCCGGTAATAGCTTTTACAGCACCAGCAGCACCTGTAACAATGGCTGTACTAATAATCTTCTCTACAGAAGTCACCCCAGTATTATTGACAATACCAAGCAGATTCTCCCCGTTACCGTCACCAAACAAGATGTTCCAGTCTTCTGCCATCCAAACAGCTTCAGGAAGCATGTTCAAGATGTAGGAACGAATGTACACTCTTGATTTCAACATACGTTTTGAGATACGGATATGAGTACCAAGGCGCTTAGTTCCTGTCTGTATCTCTTTTACCTTGATGCTTGATTCAGGCAAACGCCCATTCTCTGTTACAAAACGGGCATTGCGGTTGAAAGCATATACTTGCGCATAGGCAAGTTGAGGGTATGCAGGATCAGCAGTCAACGTCGTTAATACATCACGCATATGCAACTTTTTGTTGGCAACCTGAGTCACAACACGTTTCTGTTGTTGAGTAATCAACAAATCACCGGTGTAATTGTCAGTCATGGAAACGACATCTTTCAAGGAGAAGCCGTCAAATTCTCCTGATTTGCGTGTTTTTCCTTCTGCGAAATCTCTGAATTTTTCAGAATCAAGCATCTCGTTCAACTTCTCATCGAACTTGTTGATAGTATCCATAGAAAGACCTTTCTGCTTCATTTTCTCGATACTTTCACCAAGAGTTTTAACTTGTTCTACAAGTTGCTCGTTGTCCTTTACCAATTGCTGGAACTTTTCTCCATCATAGGCTTTCAATAGATTATTGATGTCACCAAACTGTTTCGTTACCTCCTCCGGTGAGGCAAATCCTTCAAGTGACTTGTTAACTACTTCACACATCATGCCGGCGATGTTTTCCATGAATGTTTTCTGTTCTGCCGGCAAGCCGTCCGTTTTCAGATTAAAATCTGATACTGTAAATTTTCTAATTGGCATAAAATTTAAATTTTAAGTTATTTATTCTCGAAACAGCTATTCAAACTCTTAAAATCGAGTAAAGTGCCATTATCAGCGGCTTTAATCGTTACTTCATCGTTCCCATTTTTCCCGTCATTCTTTTCTTGAGTGTCAACAGACGGCTCATTTTTTCCGGTGGTATCTTCAGAAGTGTTTTGCAGAATAGCATTCGAACGATATACTTTTCCCCAACAGTGGGGACATCTTACATAATTCATAAGGTCTTGTAGACCCTTTTGAGAAAATTCTTTCTTTTCTGATTTGACAGAATCAATAAGAGAAATTACTTGGGTTCTAATCTCCGGAGTGAGCTTCTCCATTTCTTCCCTTACAATGTCCTGTGTTATCCATCTCTGATAATCAGCAGCATAATCTAATACCTGTTGGGCAAAGGTATGCTCTGTTTCTGCATCATAATCAAATTGATAACCACAATGAGGACATGAGACAACGGCACCACCGTTGAGGCTCTTCAGTAATAAACTTAATTCCATATCGTATCCTTTTAAACGTTCATCACTATATCCATGCTGCAAGAACGCTTTCCGGACGAAATCAACAGCTTCCTTTACCTGGTCAGCAGTAGCAGACTTGATATTCACAAGGAACGTCTGTGGATTACTCCCCCAACTTGTCAATGTTGAATATTCCATCATACGCCATTCAAGCACCTTACAAGGATCGATAGAATCCCTTTTGATGGCTTTTACTCCGATAGAGTGTTCAAGTGTTCTGCCATTCTCTGCAAACAGTTTATAATCAGCTAACGTATCACGGCCAATCTGTTTTTCAAGATTTAACTGACCGACCATGACCAAATTACCTTCTGTTTCCTTACCATTCAACGGAACACCTAACAACTGGTCTGTACGATGATTCAGGAACCAACGCATCCGACCAATATTTTCTTTCAATGTCTTATTGAATGAGCCGGGCATAGATATGTCATTTTGTGAGTCCTTCACACCGATACCGTTCACCGCAACGGTAACGATACCCTTCTCATCAACATCATTTGCCTTTGTCTTGTACTGAAGGCTTTTGATTTTCTCTTCCATCTTTTTCATCTCCACTTTTAGTGTTAAAAACTCGATTTACTTTATCCAGTTCCTCATCTGACATATCAAATTTCAATTTGTCAAACAAGGGATTTTCTATCATACTTTCGCCTATTTGGGCACGCCAGTCATTGAGTGTTATAAGCCCACATGAGAATTGTTCACGACAACGTTTATTTATATTTGTCTTTACGTCCTCGGATTCTTTCAATCCTTCCTGCAAACAATCAACATCAGAGAAATCACAATCCAAATAATATCCCCCTCCTTCAAGACCAAGGAAAGCTGTAAAATCCTTGCAGAATTGTTTGGCCATAGGAATAACAGTTGAACAATATACGCTCTTTTCAGCAGTAGCCTGATTGCTAAATGTGGACTGGTCTTTTCGCGGAACAAGAACGGCTGGGATGCCGTATGCCCCTGCAATATTTATTGCATCAGCCAAAGTCTCTTCAAACGGCTGTAACTCTGCAATAGAAAGATTAGTACGAACAAAGTCAATGTCTGCATCTGAAATACCATAAGGTACCTGGCCCTTCCTTACACCATACTTCTCAAAATTTTGCTTCAAAAGCTGTTCCTTTTCATCGTCAGTCAACGCTATTGAACCGGTAGCATCAGTTTTCTTACTTACAATAAAGCCCAATCCACCCCGCTTTACATAAATCACATTTCTAGCTTCATATACAGCTATTAGATTTGACATTGGCTTATTTTGGGAAGCAAGACGACTTTTGGACTTCAAGAACATAGCCCCTGAATAGAACTCTGCACTTCCGTCTCTATCATGCCATATTTGGTATGGAGGAATTTCCAAACTACCATTCCAACCATACTCCAAACGATAGCTACGAATAATATCTTCTGTTTGGGCAATGCCAAACAATGGCATATTCCCGTAAACAGGTTCTACAATAGTCTTATCAGAAGGTAGCACCCAATAATTATCGCAATATCTCCATTTTTCAGCTGTAGAAAAGACATCAGGCATAGCGGCACGAATAAAGCTATTCCCTGTACACAATTTATAAATATGGTGCTGATAAATCAATTCTTTCCAACGCATCAAACAATTAGGACGACTAAGTATGCCATTCATTCGTTTATTCGCCCATACTATACTGTCATCCTTAGTTTTCTTCAATTGAAAATTAGCACCTGCAATTCGCGATGCAATATAATCGATCGGGAAAAAGACTTCAGGTATCGTACTGAATAGCGTTAGATAGTTACTGCCCGCTACAATAGGACTAGTAAGGTCCTCAATGTATGCAACTGACCATTTTTCAGCCTTGCCACTTTGAGTATCTATATCCTTATTTTCAGATGAAGTAACTATTTCAACTTCACCTTTAGTCTTAGATTTCTTTCCAAATAGATTATCAAAAAAAATATTCATTGGGTTCCTTTTTGAGCAAAACTAAGTAAAAAGGAAAACCGTTTTCCAAAACACTAAAATCTTGAAATTACGAAAACATAACTCCAACGATATAACACACTTATTTTCAATCACATATAACACAATTCAATTCAAACCTAATTTTACAACGAACTGTACTAGCCCACTCAAAACAGCACTAGCCTCTTTTGTTTCACTATCTTTATTATAGTCCATCAGGTTATTCATGAAGGCAACATATTCCGTATCAGATTCTACTTTTGATGCAGAAAAAAGAATACTATTTTTCACATAATCAGATGTTGCAGCAATACGCTTGTCTACATCCGGAAACTCTTTCATTACACGAATCTCCTTGTTTGTACTAGAACGGAGTTCCCGGATAAAAGGGAAATAAGCATCCGTACATTCAATTACACATGAATCAGATTCATGGGACAAAATAGAAGAACGTATATCTTCTGTTGAAGTAGTTTCCATAAATACGACATCAACAACATGCCATTTATTTCCACATCTAAACGCTTGTATAAGGACAAATTTCCCATTAACATTCGGCATCACATATAGAATCTTCTTAGTGTATTTACATTCGGTATCTGGATTGAAGAAATTAATAGTGCCATTACAAGCATACAAGTTTCTTTTTCGCCGGTTACTAAACTCTATATACTGCTCACTACACAAATCCACAACGACATATCGGAACGTATCAGACAGGTGCCCGTGCTCCTCATAAGTCTGCAAGGTAGTTTTATTCTTGACCTTAGTTTTAAGAATGGCACCGTTAGCATCTTTCTGTACGCTCATGTAGTCCTCAATAGATACCGAACATGATTCGTCAATGTATATCTCTATACCGGGAACAGTACAATCAAAGATAGCATTGATAAACTCACCAGTCATTGCGACACTCGGATTCTTGTTGCCTACCTTATCTTCAATCTCGAACCCTTCTTTCTGCAATGTGTCTATGAATAAGTCCATCCAGGAACGCTTCTCATCGTCAATGCTGTTTGCCGCTTTCGTTGATGCATCACCATGTACATATAACCTATCAGAATATTGGATAGATTTCAGATACTTTGCAACAAGTTTGGAAGCTTTCTTTACTGTATTGTTGGGGCTTTCAGCACACGTTTCATGGAATTGCCAAACCTTGGTACCAGTTGTGAAATCGACCTGCCAATATGATACGCTGATATACGGAAGCACGTTGTTATCGACAGAGATATGAATAGGTAAGTCCGGAACATACTTATGCTCACCGGAATGTTTGCCACGATTGAAGGAACCGAAGAACTCACTACCGGTACGAATGACACCCCATTCTCCCAATGCGTACACATTGTAATAGTCCGGATCGTGAACTCTATCATACTCAAAGTCGGCAACACATTGCTCATCATAGAAACCATACGTACCGTCAGGACTACCAACAACCCAAAAATTATTCAAATAGGTAGATTGGATAATAACTGTATTAGGGGCCTGTTCCTCGATTTGCTTAGTACGAAGATTAAGTATTTGCCTGGGTGCGTTCTTTCTTACGGATTTGACCTTGGTAAGTTCTTCCGGCAACTCTTTGCCGGCAATGGTAACAGTCATCGGTACATCATGCCATTTATCTTTATCAATAAACTCTTTCTTTATCCAATGGCTTTCACTGATCGGGTTAAAGGTACAAATAATCTGCTGCCCTTTCTTACCACGCAAACGCTTACGTAGCTGTTTGAAATCCGGATGCTCGAACTCTGACCATTCCTCTAACTGAACTCGCTTATAGTTAGAGATACCTTTTATCTTCTCCGGATCGTCAAGACCGGAGAAATCTATCTTCGCACCATTTACCAGACATTTAATAGTATTCTGTTGAAATTTGAACAAATGGGAGATGCCAAGACCGGCCGCAGCGACTTTATAATCTTCATAAATGGTTTTGAGAATAGAAGCTCCTACCTTACGCATGACAAGAGTGTTTTCCCCATCCTGTAATGTCTGTATCAGTATGGTTTGTGCCACACTATACGACTTACCGGAAGATGAACCACCATAGAGAATGATAAAACGGATAGTCTCATCATTCAAGTACTTCAATAGATAGAATCCGTTAGGATTTAGCTTCTTATAATTTATAACCATATTGTTCTAAAAGTAAGGTTTCTCCGTAGGATGAATACCGGATTTTGCAGTTCAAATTGTTCTATTCTTCCGAATTCTCATTATCTTCAAATCCGATACGAAGTTCACCGACTTTATTTCCGTCTCCACCTTTGATGTTGACATTCTTATCGGCTTCCCATCCATTCCAGGCACCAAGAATCCGGGCGGCTTCTGTCTTGCCGTTGAACTCATAATTAACCACTCCTCTATTATTCTGAATCTTCTTCAACGCATTACGGGCGCGCTTTGGAAGTTGGGACGGACTTCTCATCTTTGTTTTCCCGGTAACAGGGTCTACATAATGTAAATCATCGGGATCAGCGAGTACAATATCCATTAATACCTTCTCGACCGTTTTCCTCTCTACTTCAGTCTCTTTCGCCCTCTGTTGCTTAATCTCACTTATCCTTGCACTAACCTTGCTATTGGCTAACAATCTGCTAGCAGCACTCCAAATCGTTTCAGGTTTCATCTTTGACGCATCATAAGACATCCTATATGCTTCACTAGCATTACCTTCTGTATCAACGTAGTATTTACAGAATTTCTCTTGCTTGAATGTTAATGGTTTCTCTTGCTTTCCCATATCAATTGTTATTTATTCCTACGAGAAAAAGAAGCTGCTCTCTATCCTTTAAAAGCTCATAGGTGGCAAGCAGTGTGCTGCCAGTTGTTAATATGTCATCATACACTATTATTTTCTTTTCCTTTATCGGACGAAGAAGAAAGAATTCTGGATTCAATCTATCTTTAGTTAGGCACTGGATTGCATTCTCATAGAATGGTATTTTCACCGCCCCCGCAATTTTCGTACAGATAGAGGTTGAAAAATGAAAGCCCTCGTTGTGTCTCCGTCGCGGTGTGGTGACTATACACCATCCTTCATATCCCCCTACTATGAAGCGGTGGAGAAACTCACACGCTCTCTCTGCAAAGAATGATGCAAGTTCCTCCGACTGTTTAATTTCTGAAAAGCTGGTACCAGTCTTGGAACGGGTGAACTGGGAGATGTAATAGATATCACCCTTTTTATGAAGTGATACCTTTTCTTTCAGATCACATAACCGTTCCTGATGAGACCAGCTCTTATATTTCACCGCTTCCGGCTTATCCCAGTCATCAATACGACATATCTTTCCCTTTCCTTTCATCAAAGATCTTCTTTACTCCGTCCTCGACAGATGTGTAAGACAAAGGTACTAAATAGATATCCCGGTTCACCGACTGCTCTAAATTGTCAAAATCCCGTTTTTCATTAATTAGCTCAATTTCAAGCGGTTTGTAGTATTTTACTAAAGAAGCAAAATACATAGTAGTCACAGGTTGGACGTTACAAATATTGATAAGTTGCCGGTTACAACCCACCGAATAGATAAGCCCCTCAATGACATCATCTATGTAAGTGAAGCACCGGATATTCTGACCACAGTTGTATAATGACACGTTTTCCTTTTCCATCAGGAACCAGAGAAGAGTTCTTTTTCGCGGATTAGGTCCATATACATTATGCAGCCGGCACCCGGTCGCAGCCTTACAATAGATAGATGCATACTGTTCATCGAAATACTTGCTTATTCCATACATAGAAGTGGTATTCTCCGGATTAGCCGTTGACGAACTGGCATATATTAACTTCACATGATTTTGATTGCAAGCATCAGCTACTCGCATGAAAGTATCAATGTTATCCTTCCTGATCTGTTCCAGGTTTCCATTAAACACACTAGTTTGCGCCGCCAAATGGAACACACAATCAATACCCCCATTTTTCAGGAGCTCACATACTTTTGTGGCTTCAGTACCAGACTTTCGATCAAGTCCTATGACTTCAACACCTCTTTTTGTCAATTCGCGGCAAAGGGCTTTTCCTATAAACCCCTCACTGCCGGTTACAATCATTCTTCTCATCATCACAAAAAAATAAAGGATATATCAAACTCTCGTATATCCAAATTCAACATATTGTTAGTAAAAAACTCAAAAAAACATTAACTTCAAAATAGAATACACTACATTTGTAGCTGTATAAAATATAAAATCAAATAAAATGAAAAGACCGCAAATAGATATAATCAAATACGCATTAATTGCAACAGCCATATTTACTCTAATATTAATATTAGTATATGTATATAGATTTCATCACGGACTGTCCTATAATCATAATGATTTTGCTGATTTCGGCAGTTATTTAGGTTCAATTACAGGATTACTTGCTTTCATTGGAGTACTTTATACAATAAAAGACTCACAAATAAATAGACAAATTGATAATGAAAGGTCAACATTTTATAATTTGTTGGGATTATATCAGCATCAAGTCGACACCAACAAATATACTGAACACCAAATTGAGAAAACAGGAATTGAAGCATTCAAAGCATACGCACATGAAGCGCGTTCATTATTCTATGCTTATGTAATATATCATTTTATAAAAGATGGAGAAAAATTTCCATCAGAATTAACACAAGTCAGTAAGTTAGACGAGCAAGCATTTCTGGAGATTTATACTAAGTTTGGAGTTCATTCAACTACAGAATTAAATGTATTATTAAAAAGTAGGGATCCCAAATATTATTACGATACTATATACGAAATAAAAGGCATAATAATGTCAAGCAAAATTCATGAAATGTATCGTATAATTGTTGCATCAATCTGTAATAGGATTTGTATAGAAAAAAGATACCAACAGCTCTATAAGTTCATAAGAAATGTCGGAGATTATTTATATGGGCAATATGGACAATATTTAGGGCAATACCATAGAAACATATATTATCTGTTGGATTCAATCCAAAATTTTAAATACCCCAATGACTATTCTAAAATATTTAGAGCACAATTATCCTCAGATGAGTTAACAGTCATACTATTCAATTCAATGAGCTCGCAATCAACTCTCAAAACAATTTCTTTATTAAAGAAATTTGATATATTCAATAACATTATTGCCCTCGAACTTCCTATATCTGGATATGATACAGAAAAAGAAATCGTAATTCAGACTATTAACTCTCTTTTTCATGAATTTATAGCTGATTCTACAAACAAATGATTATATACCCAATTATTATATTTATTGTAACTGTACAAGAATATAGGGAAAAGAGTGGTTGTATTATTCAACAGTTTTCTCTATACTTCCGCATTCAGAACGTTCAATTTCTACTTATTTGATACCAAGATAATCCCAAAAAGAAAGTCTACCTTTTACATTCTCAATAGGACTTTCAAAAAGTATTGGATTAGCTAATACCCAGTTATAAACTTCTTTTTCAGCCCAGATGGAAGAATGATTCTGTACACAATCCACTATCTCAATGCTACCGATAATGGAGCCTGTACAAAAACTAAAATCTTTCCACTCTTTGTTTTCCGGTAATGCCAATAACTGCTCATTGGTAAGTATTGAATCATAGAAATTATCGTAATTCAAAGGTTTACCGCTTGCATGAATCAGTACCCTCTGCCCTAAATATTTCTTAGGACACGGCCAAGTACGGTTCTCAATGTCTTTAATACCGTGGACTATCAAAGAGGCCCACGGTTGTTTTATTGTTATTGCTTTCATTTTTATTAGTTTTACGCAAATTGCTTTAAATAATAATCGCATCTAAATCCCTTACGAGGCGAAAAGTCTACAAAGTCAAATGACTTAAACAGCCACATTTTATTTGCCCACCTTGCAAGGTCTAACTCATATTGTTTAGGCTTTCTTTTATTCGTGAAATCCCGGTAGGGTTGAACAAACGGAGTAATACCTAAACTCCTCAATGTGTTAAGCCGAAACAAATCCTGCTCAATGGTAGAATTGAAGCCGACCAAGACGTTTCATCTTTAGTTTATTCAACCAATACGCCTGTTCTTCGTCCATTATGCGAACATCTACGCCATGTAACTTTATAGGTTGTCTAGTTTTCAAAAGATAGCTTACGGCATTTTTCCATTCCGGGTTCGCAAAAAAGTTGTTGTCTAACACTTCAATCCACTTTCCTTTCGGGTTCAACTCCACCGGCTCAACGGTCTGAATGTATCCCTCTTTCTCACGAACGAGGCAGAACGGGCATTTCCGAATACATCCCCTGCTAAAAAACTGTATGGAAAAAGGATATTGGGGATAAATGGAGTAGTCCATCAACAAACTGTTTTCTACATCATCAGAAAGCCTGCTTGCAATATTATACCCGGTACCACCTTTTTCGATTACATCAGCCTGCAATATCAGATAGTTGAAATCCGGAGTGAAAGTAAACACCTTACTTGCCATCACCTTGTCGTATCTGCTGAAAGGTGTAGCCCATTCTACTTGATCGCCTTTTGCCTTATGATATGCAGAGGCACGCATAAGAGCGAAATTTGGAAAGTAATGACCGTCAACGTCAATTAATCCGATGTTCATTACTTTCTTGTTATTAATCAATTACTATTGAATTGGCAACTTTGGGTTGAATGGTAATAACATCTTTACCTTTATCGCTTCCGATTTTACTTATGTATAGCCCATCAGCATCTTCACGAATCAAAAACTCTTGTCCTTTCAATTTTACTCGGAATGATTGCCTATCTAATGTGGCTCTGTCTCTTAATACTATTTCCATATTTATTATTTGAATTATTCACTATATCCATTTTCCGCTATGACTTGTGGGGTATCTACATTTGCTGTTAATACAGTGGATTCCATCCATCCGTTTTCACCGTAATACATATCATCAATCTTATCATCAATCTCATACCACATCCAATCATAGTCTTTGTCTTCTCTGAAAGCCTTTATAGCTTCCTCTTTAGTGTTGGCGGCTACCAGTATCATTCCGCCCGAATAGCTGCCACATCTTACATTTATGAATACTTTCATTTTTATCTTGTTATGAATTAGTGTAAACACCTTCATCACAATTCTCAATGCGTGACTGACATTCACTTACTACCTCTTTTAAAATCTCCGCACACTCTTTATTTGAGTAGTTTTGCAGCAATTCATCGATATGCTGCATTATATCATTTACTTCCATACGCTTTCTTTGCCATTTTATTGATTAACTTTATTGTCTTATCACTCAATTTGCCATTAGCCGTTGTAACGTGCTGAATGGACTTATGCAATTGGATTCTATTCATATCTAAATTGATTTGAATTAATACACTCCATACAGTCTGTCATCATTGAATGACATAACTTTCTTCTTTCTCTCTCTTTGTTTAAATATAATATTCCTTATTGTCACTTTTAGAAATCCTCTAAATGTGCCGACGACCCGTTCTTTTAACAGTATTCCGTCCGAAAGAATGGAACGGGCAGCGCTCCATAATTCTTCCGCTTCATGACGTCCGATTCCAAATTTACGGTACACATAACTAATTATTTCTTCTTTATAAGTTTCTATCCGATGGAAAAGAACAGATGAATCTCCTGTTTCCCATACGGAAATAATAGTTTGCATATCCCTATATGCATCTAGCTGCAATATTTCAACATCACCACTCTCTATTTTTTTTTTATTCGTTCTGATCTCTTCGAGAAATTCATTCCTGCTAAAAATCCGAAGTTCATTCAAGGTAGTTCCTGTTACACAAATACCATCTAATTTGCACCGGTCTATCCCGTTGAAAGTAGAATACATCAATTTCCCTATTGAAATATTCAAATCTTGTCCTCTGCGCTTATGTATCTGAACCGTAGTATTTCTGGCTAGCTTCAAAATAATTTCACGACCATTCTTCAGTACATGTTTCACACGCCCCAGACTACTCACATAATACCCGGGGAATCCTACTATTTCTTTCCAAATCTCATTCATCTTTTTCTTGTTATTAGTTAATTTTAGAGTTGAGAATCGCATCCGCAAACATTACTATTAAATGTTTCATAAGCTATACTCGGAGGATTGTCTATATCTCCTTCTTTCTGAAAATATTCATCAAATTCATCTTTACAACACACCTGAATAGTGGAGTTTGTTATTACTACTGTGAATTTGTCGGGAATGGAATCCAAACACCGTTTTATCTTTTTTGCAAGTTTTTCGGCTTCTTGCTCATTCGTTAATTCACTCATATATGTTTTGTTATGAGAGTTAATACTTCTTCCCGTGCATCTTTTCACGGAGTTCGTTATACTCCATTTTCTGCTCGATGTGCCAAAGCAGGTCTACCTCTAAGTGCTTGGCGAGCCCGAAGATAGATAGTATCATATCATTCACGGCTGTAGGAAAATCAAATATTCCGTCATACCTAACAGGAAGTGTAGAGATGGAATAGATTGATTCGGTAAAAGTTTCGCCTTTACAGGCTTCTGCCATATCTTCAATACAGTCATCAATATCTCCATTGGCAAGTTCAAGGTTTATTCCTCGAAGTCCTGCAAGATCAAGCAAGCGGATAACAGCATCAGCTAATTCTTCTTCGATTGAACCTTTAATGGTTTCGTTATATGCAACTTCGTAACCGCGCTCTTTGGGAATGTCAGAATCCAATCCTTGACAAATGCGGCTGTTAGCAATCTTCTTATTATACCGATCAACATTAGCACGCCTTCCTTTTCTATCTGCTTCCACAGCTTCCATCAGTTCAGAAATCACAAGGCAAAGAAAATGATTGTTACTTAGCTCTTGATCGTGAAACCCATGTTCACAAGCTGTTTTATATGCTTTGTCTCTTAATTCATTTAAATTCATTTTACTCATCCTTGTAATGCTTAAATATATCTATCCAATTCCTTTTCTAATAATTCTCCATCTATTTCAGGAAACAGCCTCAGAACTAAATCCAAAGATTTGCAATAATTGTTACTGTATTCTTCAGTATCCATTAATCGAAGTACCATAGAACAAAAGATACTTTTTGTGTCTTTTAATTCGCCTTTCATCAGCAATTTTGACAGTTCGATAATTTGACTAGTAGGATTATGAAAACTTCCGTTTATATATTGAAAAATTAGTCTTCCTTCAAATTGGCATATTTCACAATCTAGTTCAAAATCAATGTACTCTATTTTACCATTTATGAATTCACAATAAACACATTCACTATTAGAAGCAAATAAAATTGCAAAATCATAGATATCATCACTATTACCTACAATTATTGAAGTAGATTCAAGAGTTTCCGAAACACCATTATTATACTTTGCATCTTCAATAAGTTCCCTCACATATTCTTGAACTCTTGTGATGTTCTGCTCTATTAAATCTTTTTTACTCATAATTTCAATTCAATTAAGTTCGATTATTTTTTTGCAATATTCTCCCAAAAAGTAGCACCTTCAGGAGTATTATAAAAAGGGAATGAAATAGTTAGAAACTGATGAAAGCTGCAATCAACATCTAACAAATTGTTCATCCGCTCTTCATTTGTCATTGAGAAGTCAGGACATTCAATATTAAATGTCTCATTTGCTCTTTCTGTATTATATTTCCATTGATTGAAAATACCTAGTCTTTCTAATTTTTCTATTTTTTCATTCCTCTTCATGTTGATTGACTTTTAATGCTTTACGTCTATAAAGGTAATCGTTATTGACAAGTTTAGCAACCAGAAACTTAGCCATTTTAACGCCATTT